GTTGAGCAACTGGAGCGGGTTCAAGCGCGATGGCGTCCCCGACGCGGTGCTCAACGCCAATGGCTTCGTCGGGCGCGTCAAGGGCTTGCCGTTGTTCGCCAGCACCGAGTTCAGCGATGGATACATCCTGGTCGCCAATCGCGAGCTGGTGATGCATTGGGTCTACAACCCGATGACCATCAAAGGCCCCTTCCCCACCTACGACGTGAGCGGTGGCACGAGCAAGTTGATCGCGGCAGATCAGTACTACGCCGAGGAATACAATGTGACCGATTCGCCGGTGGCCGAGAAGGGCGCGGTGGTGAAGATCGCGTAGGCGAAAAAGCAGGGGAGCGGCTGCCGTCTCCCCATC